CGGGGAGGCCGAGCGCCTTGCGAACCGCCCGGGCCTCCCCGCGAGCGTGGCTCAGTTGGGGAAACGGATGCCGGCGAACTGGCAAACGTGGCGGGCCCGATCACGTACCAAGTCACGCGCTACTTGACTGGCCCGATCGCGGGCCCACCGGGAAGAGGCTCGGCGCCGGCAACGGGGAAGTGATCCGCCAGAGACTTTGGGGGCAGGATCTCCGAATCGGTCGACGAGGCTGGCTGTCGTCGCTTCGTAGGCGGGGAAGGCCACGAGGCTAACATCGTACAGCGTAACCGAGCGGATGAGCCGGATCACGCTATCGCCCCTCTCAATCCAATCCTGGGCGTCCACCTGAAACGAAAAGCTACATTGGGTTATGGATCCGAGCGAGAGCTCCTGGACGAGGTCCTCGCCAAGCGATGTCGAAGGTAGTTCCGCTTGCCACGCTAGGCCGATGTCATCGAGCGAAAGCTTGAGTGTGCCGGCGGCCGTGCGGGCCAGGACGCCACAGGTCGGATCGTGATCGCGGAGGAGTCGGACATCGTCACCCCGGGCCATGGCCCCGTCAAACGCATCGGGCGCGATTTGTTCCACGATGCCAGGCGCCAGCTGAAACTCAGTCCCGCGGTCGCCATCGACATAAAAGACCGCGGCATATCCTCGGCACAATCTTGCGGAGAGACTGCCTCCGCCGCCGGATCCGCCGCCCTCGCGGAAGTAGGCAGGAAAATGTCGATGCTCGAACGAAAGCCGCATGGTTGAAACTCCGGGAGAAGGGATTAGGCAAGGAAGGGAAATCAGGACCGGGACGTGCGCTCGATGATGCTGCGAGCCTTTTCCAGGGCCCGCATGCTGCGAGAGAGCCTGGCCAGGTCCTCGCGTATGGCCGCCTTCGCTGCCTTCCGCGCGGGGCCCTTTGGGCAAGTCCGTTTGATGGCGTCTCGCCGCCGCTCTAGTACATTGAGGTCGCGCCGCATCAGCTTGACGGCATGGGCGAGTATCACGCGCGGGCTTCGGCTGGCTGTGGCGAATTCAGGCATCTGGTGAGGTCCTCGGGGAAGAAGAGAAACGGCGATCAGGTTCGGGCTCGGAGCTTTGGGCTTTCAATTGCTCAACCAGCGGATGTTGCGGGCTCAGGAGGCCCATGTCGACCATGTTGCGGGCCCAGTGCGCTATCGGCGCCGAGGTGTCTCGAGGATCGCCCGCGCCAACGAAGGCTGCGGGATGGAGTGAGCACCGCGCACCTGCGAGCTCGATCGCCTGGCGGATCTCGGCCTCGGCGGCATTGGCATTTACCAGCTCGATCAGCGCGGTCGCGATGCGGCTGCAGGCTTTTCTGTGGGCCCCGCGGGCCGACTCGTTCACATGTCGCGACGCCTCGGCCGTAACCGACTTCAGACGGCCCTCAGCTAGCCGAACGGCCTCGGCCAGGACCTCAACATCAGCTTGCGCAGACCGCATCCGCTGGACCAGGTCCTGCCTGTCATCTTTTGGCAAGGGCTCACCGTTGACGAGAGCCAGGGCCCGGGCCTGCACGGCTTGTGCGTGCTCCTGGGCTAATCGCCGGAGATCGTCGCAGCGGGCCTCCGCCTGGTGCAGCTGGTTCTTGAGGGACGAGAGGCGATCTCTCACCGTGGCCCACTCGGGATAGGTATCGAGACTCCGGATCTCGGGCGTTGTGGAGGCGGCCGCGTCCTTCGGCCTTTTGGCTATCGCTGTCTGCATGGTGGGACCTGCCCTTTAGTGGGAATTGATCAGCCGGTCGAAATCACTCTCTGGTTGCTTGGATCCGGTTGATAACCGCGGCCGAGACGTCGGCGTCAGGCCGAGCTCGGCGGCGAATTTGTGCATTAGCTCCAGGGCGCGATTGAGCGCCGCCGTGTAGGGGGAGCTGTAAGGCTGACCGGTATTGTCGCTGACCAGGACTTCGCCGCGTTTGTGGACAATGGCCTCGAGCCGGACAACACGCGAGTAGCAAGAGCAATAGCCGGCGAGCACGGCCATATCGAGCTGCGTGATGATGCCCAGGCTGCCGAGCTCATCGATGACTCGCTTCCATTCGGCCCGGGCCAGTCGATCGAGATGCGACGGCATCGGCGGCGGAATCGGTTCTGGTTGCGGTTCGCGGTCATTGAGAGGGCGGCGGCCTGGATTGCCTCTTAAGAGCTTCAATCGTGTTGGAATCCGTTTCGCTGGCATCAATCAAAACTCGTGGGGGGGGTGGCTACCTTTGAAGTGCGACCGTGTGTGGAATGTGGCGGGGCGGTCTCGCCGGGACCGACCCTGTAGAAAATCGGCACCCTAGTTCAGGCAGTTATGACGGGCTGGGTCGGCCTGGACCGGTACACACGTTCGCACTTGTTTCTCCCTTTACTGCGTGCTGGTTTAACATAGCCGGGCGGGAATTGGACCCGGTGGGCTCAGCTGTCCGCCAGATCCTCACGTTTCCCGCCCGGCTAACACCGGCAATGAAAGCGAGTATAAGGCCCGCCCTCGAATTCCTGCACACAATCAGCGGCGGCGGTTCTCGGGCACCAGGTAGTATCCCTGGTCACATCGGGCAATGATGCCATCGGCAATCAGGAAGGCCAGGCCGGCGTGCACAGCGCGCTTTTTGTGGGCTTGGACCGGTTTGCCCATATCGTTGCTCAGCCCCTCTCGGTTGGCGTCCTCCAGGGCCAGGACAATCTGGCCGCCGGTCATGGGGTAACCGAGATACCGCATCACCCGAAGGACGTTGGGCCGTACGTACGAAACGCGGCCCCGTTTTCTCGGTCGCTTCTTTGGCCGGCGAGGCGGGTCATCCTCGGGCCAAGCATCGCGTTCCACTCCTCTCGGACCATGGCTACCCGGCGGCCCTACTCTACGCACCAATTTTGTGCCCTCGGCAGGCCTTGGCAGGCATTCTGGCCCGCTTTTCCCTGGTTTTAGCTCCAGATCATGATCACAATGAGTCACATGAGTGGCACGGATAGCCCGGCATCGCCGGCGGCAGTCGTCTGGATGTCCTGCTCTGAGCTGGCCGCCTTTTTTGGAGTGAACGGCGAGCTCCTCCGTCCGCGCTTGCGCCGGCTGATGCAGGAGGACCTGGCAAGCTTCCAGGAGGTCGCCAATCCGCAGGCACACTCGCCGCGCTACCTGTATTCGGTTCAGAAAGCCCGGCCGATCGTCGAGCAGATGCGCAGCAAGGCCCGTGGTGCGGGCGCCCGCACGCCCGGGCCCGACACGGATTCCCCGGATCCCCGCTGTGGCTGTCTGGGCGGCGCCGAGGATCTGGCCGGCCAGGGCGCCGGCGCCAGGAATGCACCTTGGGCGTTAACTCAAACAGAGAGTAGGCGTGCGAACTAGTCGCCGAAGCTACCTCTGATCATGGGGGACGGTAATCGTGATCGTGCTGATGGTGTTGAGCCCCGCCCCGTTCGTGGCGGTGATCATGATGGTGAAGGTGCGGCCGGCCGTGTCGGAGCCTTGACGGCTAGCCGGCAGTTTGACGGCAAACGTATACGTGCCGTCCTGGTTCACCGTGATGGTCCCGCTCGGTTGCACCTGGCCATTCGAATCGACCGTCGTGAAGGTGGCTCCGGTGATTCCCGACACGCTGTCGGTGATCTTGCCGCTGATATTGACGGTGACCAGGTTGCCGTTGGGTGGCGACAGAGAGGTCCGGTCCGCGCTCGCAGTGACGCTCGGGGGCGTGGTATCGATCTTGATCGTCTGCGTATTGGTGGCCTCGACGTTACCCGCGGGATCGGTGCTGAAGTATGTGATCGTATGCGACCCGTTGCCGGAGACGACGAAAGGACCAGAGTAGGTCTGCTGCGCCCCGCCGTCGACGGTGTAGGTTGTCGTGAGGGTGTTCGACGCGTTATCCGGGTCGGTTGCGGTCAGAGTGACAGTGACCGCACTGGTGAAAAAGCCATTGGTCCCCTGCGTCCCCGCCAACGAGGCCTGGGTTGTTGGAGCGGTGGTGTCGATGTTGGTGTCGATGTTGAACGTCTGCACATTGGTGACCTCGACGTTGCCCGCGGGATCGGTGCTGAAGTACGTGATCGTGTGCGACCCGTTGCCGGAGATGACGAAAGGACCAGAGTAGGTCTGCTGCGCCCCGCCGTCGACGGTGTAGTGTGTCGTGAGGGTGTTCGACGCGTCATCGGGGTCGGTTGCGGTCAGAGTGACAGTCACCGCACTGGTGAAAAAGCCATTGCTGCCCTGCGTCCCCGCCAACGAGGCCTGGGTTGTCGGAGCGGTGGCGTCCGTCAAGGGGGCCTGCGTCACGAGCGGGACAGCGAGATGGGGGGCCAGGGTACTGGTGGACGGCAAGGTGAGATCTTCAAGAGCCTCGACCTGCGGACGGAAGGAAGGGCGGCTCGGCGAGCGACGATTCGAGTTGGAACCGCGGACGAACTGTTGTAGCCAGGAAAACAACATGGGTAAGCCTCCTCGGTTGAGAGAAATACCATTGCCACCAAGCCGCGCCATTAAGAGTGTAATCACGGAATGCGAGGAATGCCAACAGAAAAGCCCGACCTTTTGAACGGTGGCAATGCATTATGCACCGCTAGCGGACGCTGGTAGACACTACCAAACCGGGTTAGAATCTCCGGGACTCGGGACGGCTGAGTAAAAGGCGATCTTCAGCCGTGCGATGCAATCAGGCGATCAAGCCGATCTGTGGCGGCGCCCATTTTTCGGCCAGGAATTTAGCCTGCCGGCGCAATGGCTCGGGCAGCCGCTGCACAACCTCATCCCTCTCCGACATCTGATCATAAGCCTTCGTGAATTGCGCCCGGAGAACCTCGGTGTTGACGCAGTCGCAGATACTCTGCCATCCGAGCGCCCGGGCCACGCGGGCGACGGCTGGCGGCAAGGATGCCAGAGCATCGTCGCCGCGGTTGTATCCGTATCTTGCGATCGCCCTGCGGAGCGCATCCCAGGCCTCGATCGCCAGCATTCGCGGTCCGCTTGCGAGCTCCTGGGCGATCTTCAGCAAGACACCAACTGGCGGAATCACGGGGTACTGACTCTCGGCCACAGCCCGCAGCACGGCGAGCCTGAGCAGCTCGGGGTCAAGATGGCGGAGCAATTCGTAGTAAACCCGCGCCTGCTGCTCGGGCATTTCCTTTCCGCAGCTCGCAGAAAGCACGTATCCGATCTCCAAGAATTCGTCCTTGGTCATGCCGTCCCCCTGTCGTCTCTAAAAGCCCGCAGGCCTGCAAAGGTCATGTTGCCGCGCGTACCATTCCGTGGCGGTGCAGGCTGCAGATCGTCCTGGGCCTTCGATAGCCAGCGATTGAGGAACGGCAGCATA